GGTGCTGGTGCTGGTGTTCTGACCGGATGTCTATCCCTATTGATTATCCTACCAATGAATTTTACAGAAATATCATACACAAATTTCAAACCGGGACAATATGCGGACGCATAAGAATCAGAGCAAGTTTCGACTAATGACGAAATTTCGTACAAATGGGGTTGATATTTTTGAAACAAATTTATTACCCCCATCCCAGTGTTCAAATCTTTTGAAAGGTTCAATTCATCAAGCTTTTTCTTCAATTCAACAACATCTGTGTCACCCATTAACTTTGCAGACACTCCTTCCATGTTCGTTTCAAACAATGCCAAAAATTTCGCAACTTCCCATCTCGACACATGATATATTTCATCAACATCTCCGGTCAGTATTACAAAAAATTCCTTGTTGGAACTGTCTATTGTGACTATGACAGAATTACGTTGATGTGAAAATTCTACAATGGATTCATCCATTTCATAGATTTTTTGCGACATTTCTCTGCATATTTTTTCCATTGATAAAATTATCTTCACAGTGCCACTGGTCAGACGGAATTTTTTATAAAGGTCAACATTGAGAGCACAAATATTTTTGAGATCATCAATGGTCAGGTTTCCAGTTTCCTCTTTTCCTATCCAATCCACTATTTTTTCGATTGTATCCGTGTGGTCACCCTTTGCCGACTTGAGAGCACCACCCAATTTTTTCAGTGTTGTGAGTAAATTTGACGACATGTCCCTTTCTGGGAGATAAAGTGTGTCAACTTTGATTGCCTTATAACTAATCACTTTTACACAAAAATCACCAACATCCCTCACAACATTTTCAATTCTGTCACCGATTATCTCCATTGTTTTCAGTGTGTCATATAGACCAACTAATTCTATCGCACAACTGGTAATTTTATCCAGACATTTTTTAATGCTGTCATACACAAATTCCGATCGTGTATTTTCACGCATGACGGCAATATTCTTGATATAATTTACAATTTGTGTTATTTTCTCTTTAATCCTCACAATAATATTTTTTTGTTCCGGATTCACCATTCCCCTGTCACTTATCAATGACTCTATATTTTTTACGATGGAGGATGCAATCTTTTCCAAAACACCATGCACCTCTCTGTCGTCCTCTAATTTGGGTTTCACGGTTTTCTTCCCAAATGTTGACCAGAATTTTTCATAAAAAATTCCGATTTTCGATATTTTCTTCTCATGAAAGCGCTCCTTGATTATTTTTAATTTATCAGAAAAATATTTCCATGCCCATCCCATCCCACTCTCCGTTATTTTTTCCACAACTTCGCTTAAAAAATTATTCAGACTTTCCCACATTTGTCCATATGAGGCATCTTTGGCATATTTGAGTATAGCACCAGTGACCTCATGTGCTTTTTGTGACACAATAAATGTGAAACATGAGTATTTCTTAATAATTGTTAAATGTGGGTATTTCTTTTTCACCCGAAATTTAGGAAAACCAACACCTCCACCAGTATCTTCGTCCTCTCTCTCAAACACAACACCCTGTTGATTTAAAATGTGCATCATAATTCTCTCTCTTATTTTTTCCCTTTCTGGTGCATTTTTATTTCTTATTATTTTTGGGGACATGTGACTTAACTTTTCTATTATTCCGTAAAATTCAACGCATTTTTCTCCTGTTACCTCTGTTGATGGCGTTTGCCCAATATCTTCTCTCATTTTTCTCACCTGCCCATGTTCCTTCTCTGCATCTATTCTTTTTGTCTCCAAAAACGAAATTCCCTCTTTTGTCATCTGTTCGAGGTACATTATGTTTATAATTTGTTGTGTTTCTATGGGATATGACACCGGTTTAACAAAATCCTCATTGTGCACATCCATTTTGACACCCAAAACATAACACAATTCCTTACACAAATTTTCTTCCAGAAAGGGAAATGTCACATTTCCCTTTGGATATATTAATGACATTCTTTCCTCCTTTTTGTCGAGAAGAAAAATTACCGACAATGATGTGTACAATTCCTCGGTGTTTTTTCTGTCCCGCATGTAGAAAAAATAACGGGAAAATGTTTTCTGACTTCCAACACACATAAACATTTCCTTGATGGTTTGTTCGTCAATGCTGATACCAAAATTTCCTGTCAATGAATATGGAAATAAATAATTCACATTGGGATGGTTGCATATGACATGTGATATTTGGTCCTCTGATTTAACAGACACGGCGGATCTTTTGCTTCTACCATAAGTTTCTTCCTCCTCCCTCCCTTTTTGCTTACCCTTTTTCGGTGCATCTGGCATTGGTTGATCCACATTTGCACGAGTGACAGAATTGAAGTCACAATCACAATCACAAACCAGTATATTTCTCTCCCTGCAATATCTTTTTACTGTGTTTGGATAGGATGCGACATATTGATCGTAAAAATCCCTGATCGATTGAATAAAAACACTGTTCCCTGTCTTGTCGCTTGGATCGAGTGGCATATTTGTGACAAATCCACAATGTTCAACAACAAGGTTAATGGATGCGCTTTTGTCCCAAAAGCGTTTGTCTGTGTCTATTTTTTCCCTTTCAACGAATCCATTGTCTGAAGACAAAATTGACATATATATAATTCCAGCTGTCACTGTGAGCCTAAGAATGTCGTCAAAATTTTCACACGTGAGATTTTCCCGTCTATCATTTTTGTACACCTCATTGTATTTGTCACATATTTTATCAAAAAATTTTTTCTTTTCGTCACTCCTGTGAAGATATTTCCACATATTTTCCCATGTTGAGGAAAAAATATTGCGCGTGGGAATTTCATATTCCACAATTGCCTTCCTAATGGTTTGTTGTAATAGCTGACAAATTAACACAATCATTTTTCCAGCATTGTGTGTCAACTGTATTTTTGTATTCCTCTCCTCCATTGTTTTTGCCTCATCATGATTAAATTTCAACAAATCGTACTCAAACAGACCAAGTTGTTCATACATTTTTGTATCAATTTTATCAAATTCTGTTGATTTTAGGATAAACGCGGTTGCCTCGTAAAAACCCATTGGGTAAATCCCTTTTTTTCTGTCCTCATCGCTATACACGCTAATGTCGTTCTCAATGCGGACACCTTCTGCTGATAAATAATGTTGTTGTGACGATAATTTTCGTGCAAACAAAGCAGCCCAAACTTTCTTCTTGTAATCGTTCAAATTTTTTACCCCAACAATTGTGTCACTTGGTTTTTTTCTCAGGATCGTTTCTATCACCTGCCAATCTTTCCCGTTGAAAAATTGTCTCTCTATCAACTGGTTTTTTCCATCACGGTAGAGATTTCCTCTGAAAAAATAAAATTTTACGTCGTTTGACACATTTGGTGTGATGAACACAAATCCCACATGTTTATCGTAATTTTCCATTTCTTTCAACAAAATCTGCAATTCATAGACAAGAACTCTTTCTGTCAAAATAATCTCCACGTCATCATTTCCCATTTCCTTGTAATCCTTTTTCTCCATAAATATTTTTGAGAATATGTCCCTCAATTTTTCGACCAAAACATTATTCGATTGGTCGTTCAATGACATTAAAATTTTGTAGAGGGTAAATTTCTCATGGTTTAAAAATTTTTTCGTTATTTTTTCCAGAATTTGTTCATTTTGTATGTCAAACATATTAAATTCATCCACTGTTGTGTAAACCGCCTTGTATCCCTTCCAATTGGTTTCGTATTTGGTGCAAATGTCCATCACTTGAACACCATCACCATCAATGGGGTAGTAACTATTGTTCTGAAAAATTTTCTCATCACCAACATAGAGAAACAAATTCTCTGGTATTTCAACAGTCAACTCATTGTCCTTTCTGTTCAGGCAAATTGACACCCCAATATTGCCATTTTTGACCACATATTTCTTCCCTGTTTTCCATGGCACTGTTTCACATGCACCATGGGCTCCCTCATTATCTACACCTGTCTCCATCTTGATTTTTTCCAAAGTTCTGATAATTTCATCATCATTAAACAATTCCCTATAATCGCCACACAATCCCGATTCAATTTTTGTGTCTGTTGTGTCCTTTGTGTATATTTTTTCATACATTTTGTACACACTTGCTTCAAACAATTCATTGATTACATCGGGTCTGATATGAATTTCTTTCCCCTCACTTGTGAGGTCAATCACAGGAACAAAATGAGAAAAAAAGGAGAAATGTTTGTAGCAGATTAATTTTGGTGTGTCAAATCTGACGACAAATATTTTACATGTTAATATTTTCATTAAAACTTCTCCCCACTCATGTTCAATTTTGGCTGCAAAAAGGAAGGTTGCCATGTAAATTTGCAGCCAAATCTTCCTCAGATTGTCAATGTCACTGGGATCATATTTTTTCATCATTTTTTGCAACGGAACCCATTTTTCGTGGATTTCTGTGTATTTTTTCTCACCACCGTTATACAAATAGACAAAATTGGGAATTTGCGGTTTCAACCCATTGGCAAAATCAATTAATCCCAAACTGAAAATTGGAGGAGGATTTGCTTCCTTCAGATATATTTCTGTTCCCCTCAATGAGAAAATGGTGGGTTGTCCATCTGACACAACATATTTTTCTAAAATTTTTTCACCATAATTTTCGACAAGTCTGTCAACCACACTGTATGAATTAAAATCCTCGAATAATGGACGGATGTGTTTATTCAAGGCGTATGCTGTTGGTTCATTCGATTGTTCCATTTTAATCTTTATTATAAAAAATTTATAAATTTCATATGACAATTTGTCGTCATTCCACATGTTCATATAGGAAATTTTTTATCGCAATTGTCACAGAATCGCGATAAGGCTCAAAATACACGGGAGAACGTGTTTCACCATCGGAAAAAGGATGGGCATATTCCACACTTGTGTTCACGATGTTTTTATAATTGACGTAAGAATTTCTGATGTCTATATTGAGTATGGTAAAATTTAGGCGTGGAAATTTTTCGCTTATGTGGTCGTTTATTCTACACAGGTAGTCGTAAAACAGGTCACTTTTGTCGCGCGAAATTTTATGATAAAGGTATTCCTCGTGAGAACACACAAAGAGAACTTTTTTATCGCTGTTCAGAAGAGAAAAAAACCTGTCAAGATAACGCGAAAGTGTTTCAATGAGAACTTGTTGTGACATGTGAGTGTAATGTGTAAAATGTTGTCCGTATGCATTTATGTGTCCAGATGGAAAATTGAGGTGATATCTTTCATCAAGATCCTTCGTGTAGAAATCATCACTGTTCTTCTGACCAAGGGTTGCATACTGTTTCGGACCATTTAGCAGAACATCATACACAATTTTCGTGTTGCTGCACACCCAGTCAAAGGGGTACGTTTTTTCCTTAATACCAAGCGAACGAAGAGAAAGACCAACGTCACACTGACTCCCAAGCGACACTATTTCATCGTATTGTCTGTCCATTTATCAGAAGATAAAAATGTTTAATTTTTTTTTTAAAAATTGGTGTTCAGGTATGAAAAGTTATACCTAAATATGCTTGATTGAATGATTTCAATGTTGTCATACGCATTGAAATTATAAAAACATTTAAAACATACACAATTAGGACAAAATGCACACAGAGGAAATCGCGACAATTGACATTCTCACTGTAGACGTAAAAATTCAGGCGGAATTTAAAAGGGACAGGGCGAATATACAGGAATACAGAGAAAAACTTGACGACGTCATTTCATGCGTTGGAATGAAGCACCTAAATGGCAGGGTTTTGCAGGATCTTAGAGACACAAGAGAAAAATTGCGTGAAAAAATACGCAAAATAGAATCAGAGGAAGATTTCAACTTTTACACAATGGAAACTTTTGACATCCTTGGAGAATACAGAAAAATACTAGAAACTCCCATAAGAATGAACTTCAGTGGGAAGGTCGTCAAAAACACAGAGATGGACGGTAGAAAAGAGGAACTCATGCACAAATACTTGGAAATAGCACAAAAATATACGCAAATCGACAATCCCATAAACAAAAAACACAAACTGATGTGCGACAACTGTCAAAACACGAAAAATTTTGAGGTAATTGAGAGCAATGTGTATGTTTGCCTCAAATGTTTCTCCCAACAGACAATTTTTAAGAACATAACGTCATATAACGACATCGACAGGGTAAACATGAGCTCCAAGTACACATATGACAGAAAGGTTCACTTCAGGGACTGTATAAACCAGTTTCAAGGAGATGGGTTATACAAAATATCCATTTCGTTTCTTTTAGACAATGTCGGTGAATTATGGCTTGCATACCAAGAATTTTCACCAATGAGGGGTAGAAAATTGTGTAATTTTCAGTACAGATTTATACTGAAAATTGTGTGGAGTGTGCGCCTGTCTATTTGACAGGAAATATTCTTTCGTTCTGATCCGTCTAAAGTTTGTCCATGAGTTATAAATGATGCCGACAAAAACTTCGCGTTCATACATCAACTGCATAACAAAAAAATTTTCTGCGGAATCCCTGAAAAACGGTGGTGTGACCCTAACAGAACTTGTGGAATGGTATGAATCGTTTAAAAAAGCATACACCAGCTCAAAATTCATACTGAAAACCCTCGAATTTCTTGAGTACACATATCTTGGCATGTTCAGGGAATATCTCCTGACAAAACAAGACGACGAGAAATACACACGCGACATGTACACAAAATGTGTGTCACTGAAATACACTGACACATTTATCAACATGAAAAAAATGATACAACTTTTAAGGCAAAAATACGACATGTCCACGCTTACACATCAACAGGCCGTTAAAATTTGTGAGAACAATCAAGACAGGTATGTGATTGTTCTGAACAAAGTTATTATACTCAGAGTGTTGGGATATGATGTTGGACGTCTTTTACAAATATCGCAATATCGCGAAAACCGTTTGGAGTATTTACGCCAAATTGCGTCTGTCACAAAAACACGTATAAAATACATCAAGGAAATTGACGAGGAGACGGGTGGTGTTGACACCATATGCAAACGGTCCATATCAGAACTAATTACCATCGCGAAAAAATATAAATACAAAAGCGTCATAATGCGTGTGTATAATGTTTGTCTTAAAAATGAGGCAAAAATGACACATATTCGTGCAAATCTGTCACATGAATATTCTGGACTAAACAAGGTTGATTTTTTCTTCCTGCAAAGACCAACACAAGAATTGCGCGATATTTTTGATGAGGTGATGGAAAATCACCAAATTCGTCTCAAAAAATCATCCTCCTACATAGAGGACAGACTCAAGGACATTGAATTACGCATTGTCTCTTTTCTCGAATTTGCGGATGAACACACAGGAGAAAAAAATACAATTGACGGAGATTCTCTCTGGTTATTTTTAAAAAACGCCTCCGAAAAACAGATACACGATCTTGTCCTCTTGTATGGACAAAACAGCAATCACAATAACGACCGTGTGAAAAGCAAGACAGGCAGGCATCACCAAGCAAGGCAGCGTCTAAATGTCGCGATTCGTTTTTTACATGATGTCGCGAAACACTGTGCATCACATGCCTTCATAAAAACCCTCAAAACGAACGAATTTGTAGCTCAGATAGAAAATAAATCTGAGTTGTTAAATTGGAACAAACGTCGCGTTTACATGGATGAAGAAATAGACAGGATGCTCGACATCGTTAGGGAATCTCCACAGGAGATTCTCTTAATAACTCTGTTGCGCGAAGTTGGTTTACGAAACGCCGCAATTTGTAACCTGAAATTTTGCGATATTCTTGACGAAACAAAAAATCCGAAACACGTCTGTCGTGTTCGCGAAAAGGGAAACAAAATGCGTGAATTTGTCACATCAAACAACCTAAAGGTGCGAATCATTGCCCACACTCGAACAATTCCTGATATAAAATTCTCTGATTATGTATTTGGTCGCACCCCAAACAAACGCCTTGGGTACAGCACCCTAAACGTCATACTGAAGCGCACGGCAATACAGGCGGGTGTAACCGACGTGAACATACAAGCACACAGTTTTCGCCACACCCTTGTTGGTAAATTGATGGACGCCGGAAATAGAATAGAAGTTGTGTCAAAATTTATGGGACACTCCTCGGTCGACACCACAATGACATACTATTGGCTGAAAAACATAGAGGACTTGTCAAACGAAATCAACAATCCCTTCATGAGGACTATAAACTCCACCGTTGAAAATGATGAGGACAATGAGGTGGAATACCTTAACAAAAAACTTGATGCATGTTTCAGCATAATCGGTCTTTACAGAAACGAAATAGACAAGGCAACAGACATTGCGTCACTCAAACAGACAATATTTGAGCAAAATCATAGAATAAATCGTGTGCTCAAATACATCGCTGATAGTTCTATTCGTGATGACGCGACAACCATGGCGGATTTTGATCGTGTGTAATTTTCAGTATAAATTGTACTGAAAATTAAAATTTCTATGTAACATACATCGCGCTGAGGTATTCCAATCGTTTCATTTTGTGGTTAATTTTTTCGCCATTTCTCTTTAAAAAATTAGGCAAAATATTGTCGTTATTTTTTTCTCCTTGTTTTATCCATGGTATGTGTGCGCGATCCGTTACCTCAGAGATGGTTTCGCGTAGGTAAAACTTTTCGGTCACATCAGTGCTCGAATGATTCAACAACTTTGAGATGACGCTTACAGAATTTCCACATTTGAGCAGCATGTGAGCGTAAGAATGACGCAGTGAGTGCAGGTGCAAATGTGGACCGCTTAAACCAGCCCTTTCGCATAACCTTTTGAACCTGACACGCATCGTTATGGATGCAATATTTCTACCAGAATTTCGACTCGATGAAAACAGGTAGTCTGTTCCACCCCTGCGTTCGTTTGTCATCCATTTGATGATCAGTTCCTTTACCCTGTCATTTATCACAAAATCGAACCATTTGCAACCTTTTTCAAGTGTCCTCCCTGTGTTAAAAACTTTTATCTCATTTCCGTTGGTGGTGCAGATGTGAGGGATTTTTATGTTGAGCATACCACCAATGCGCATTCCTGTTGTAATCAGAAGGAGAAACACAAGCTCGTCAAGAGTGTTTTTACTTGCCTCAATATAAATCCTGTCTAATTCACAAGAATTAATCACATGCACATCACCAGAAATGTACTCGAGTTCATCCGACAAACCAAGCGACATATTTGGTTTGTGTTCATTCTTCACGCCCAATATAAATTCGCAGAAAAGATTAAACCATCTGCATTTACGCACATTTGTGCATATGTCATCAACCATTTTTTGCGTAATGTCAATTTTTACTGGGATTACGTCATTTGCGAGAATTTCTATACACAGACCAAGTGCTGGAATACATGTGTTGAGAAAAAACGCGATCATTATTTTTATGGTGTTTGGGGAATGATTTTTAGTTTTTGTTTTCAGTATGGTAATCCAGCTGGTGAGCATCTTTTTGATTGGCAAATCATCACTCAACCTGTTGTACTTTTTCTTGAGCACCAGCCTTGAATCGTATTTTGTTAGAGGTTTTTCGGTACACAAGTGAAGCCTATTTACAAAATTTTCTGAAAACCCAACTTTTTTCAGCACATTTTTCAGTGCGTAAAAGGCTGTCTTGCGTGTGTTTTTTGCCAACTTGAGATCGACCATTACGTCGGACATACATTTGCTAAAGACACTAAAAGTTTTGTATTCGGCATTCGTGTCATTAAACAATCGCGAAACAGGATGGTCTATACACAATGACCCATACATCACATGTAATGTTCTCTTTAGGACATCAATCGCTAAATTTATGTGTGATTGGTTTGATTTTGTGATGAGATTACCCACCAAGTCACGCATGTCTGTAATTTCCTGTGGTGTGGCGATATATGTAGGCTCATTTTCAATTTCCATTGTAAATTTATAAAGCGCGGAAAGCTTTTAAATAACGCAACGAATAACTCATTTCAATGTTTGAATAAAAGCAGATGTTGTTAATTATGTTTTGACATGATTCTTGATACCATGTTGTTGGTATCAAGAAATTAAATGTAATCATGGACAGAACTGTTTCCCCTGCCGAAATTGGAAAGACACACATTTGTTGCCACCTTGATTACTTTTGTGTGTGTGAAACACAAAAGACAACAACCAGCGAAATCTTTCGACTTTTTTATGTAATTACAAAACAACATCACATTTTCAAGTGAGGAACCATTTTCCATCACCCCATTGTATTTATCAAAATGGTCAAATTTTACGTCAATAACATGTCTGCCTATTTCGGTTAAAATTCCCTCTGTTTTTATGTCACAATTTAGGGACTTGTTCTCATCGCAATTTCCAATCTCTGACAAAAGAGGTGTCACATGGACAATTGTGTTCGCCATAAATGGTTTCCCGTCAAGACATATGTTTAACGTTTGGAGTGTTCGCAAAAGTGGAGAGACAAAAATGTGAAGGAGGCATCCGGAAGAAACCACGTCCACATATTTCCAGAATTCATCCCTTGCCCTCAATGTGTCCTGTACACCCTCGAGGCACAATTTTGGGTCAAACATGTTGTGTTCCAGTGTTCCATTGTACACCAAATTGATCCCATTGGCATCTCTCCACTTGTCAACATCTGAGTAACCACCGCTGACAAATATCACCAATTTTTTGTTGAAAATTTTGTTCCCCATGTAGGTCAATGTGTTAAATGGAGTGATTAAACCAAACCCAGAATAATTTCCATCGGGGTTAAATTCGTTGTCATATAAATTCCAGTAGAAGGCGATTCTGATATTTTTTTGTTCAATTACATTTACGACATTTTCATACATTCCCAACACCTTCTCTCTGTTTAACCTATTTATTGGGAAACCAAATTCCCCAATGAAAAGTTCCATTTTGGGGTTCATTTTTTCCTGTATTTGTTCAATCGCATATTCGAAAGACTCCCTGATTTCCTGAGAATCATAACAGGAATACGAAATCATGGGGCAGTTTACATGTGGAACTATTCTTGTCAGAGCACAATTTGAGGAGGATTTTATTTTGTTTATTTCGAGTGCTATTTTTACATTCGTGTTATTTGGTGTCAATGCAATCGCCTGTTGGCGCGTGTTTATAAGCCTCACAAAGGACGAAATAATTTCGGTGTCATCGCCATTTGTCAGAGAATGATCGGATTCCCAATTTGACAATATAAATTCCGTGTCAGAAAAAGTGTTCAGGTATCTGCACACCTTCTGAAATTGTTCAAACTCGTCACCAAAATCAGTGGCGTGTTTCCATTTGTCATCATAACGCTCCTCATTTAAGGAAAACATGACCATCACGATGGTTTTGTAGCCAATTCTAAAAAGTTCAGTGTAGGGGGGAAGGCTAAGCAGGTCCACAAGTGTTTTGACATGACCACATCCGTTTAAGTCACAGTAACATTTTTCAAGCTTGTTTCCTGCATAAATTTTTATGGCAGACATTCCCATGTTTTTTGCTCTCCTCGCTCCATCTAACAGGGAGCACCCAACGTTGGGTGCCTGAAACCCACCCCAATGACATATTCCAATTGTGCTTGATTGAGACATATGTCATTGTTTCAACACTTGGCGTCAAAATCAATTTTTGTCCGTTTAATCGGACAACATCAGGCAATTTTACCGTTCTTTATGTCAGTCACAAATTGTGACATTGCACGGGAGACAGAATCTTCCATCGTTGTGCAATAATTCGTGCTAAAAGAACACCCACTTACGGAAATCTTTTTTCTCTTATCGAGTTCAGTAAAAATTTTGTCATCGTCCTTATTTTCATCTCTTTTGCACATTATGTAGCATGCATTGAGATACCAATGTGGTTCTCTTAAAGTTTCCCTGAGAACTTTTTCACCACCCATAATTGTACGCATGATTTGTGTTTCATCATGCCCAAAAACCACATTGGTTTTACAACCGACATGATGAATGCAACCATCTCCCCTCATTTCATACATCGCCATCTGGTACACATGTTGTGCACACACTTGATGAACAATGATTATGTACAATTTGGGTAAAAATATTCCAAATCCGTCTGGTACCATGGCCAAACACTTTTGTGTTATAATTTTTCTGTTCAGATATTCATCCCTGTTTAATGACAGGCACCGCAAATCCTCAAATGTTTTAAGTCTCCTGTCAAATTGAGCACCAACATTTGCCTTAAAAAACAGACAATCACCCACACCAAAATACAATGAGAAAATGTTGCCGACGTGGTGTTCTATGCCACATGGAAAATTAACACAATATGATATAAATTTCTCATCATCAGGAGGTCCCATAAATATAAACGGAACAGAAGTTTCCAAGTCGTCAAGTCTGGGACTTGATGTTTTGTACATCATCATAAAATACCAATCAGGCGAACCGCATCTTATGTCATCCTTTGAGTATGCATCCTTCATGTCCTCACTGAATTCGTCAAAGTGCTCTATCAAAATTTTCTGTTGAATTCTCAGGTGAAATACGCCATAATATCTGTCACCGACTCTTATGCTTGGTGTGGTGAGTGCCAAATGACTGCCGTTTATGTTCACGGTGTCATTTTTCACCATTTTGTCTGCAAGGGGATATTTCATGCATGTTTCAATGTTCTCATTTGGTATTTCGTATCCTACCGAAGTATTGTCATACGAATCGACAACTACTCTGGTGTTGTTAAACGGGGAGAAATTTTTCACAATGCTGTTTCTGTAGTTGACAAATATGTCAACGTCCTTTGGTTGACCAATTATTTTTTTACATAACATTTTTGACAAACCAAACACCAAACCAAACACCAAACCTTCAGAGCAGTCAATTGTGGTTTCAAAAATTGCGGTGCATTTGTCTAGATAAAAACTGTGACATTTAGTTTCCCAATAGAGGTAAGACGTCTTTAAAATTGCCCTGTTGTACTGCAAAATTACCCTGCCACCTCTAAAAAACAATCTTGGATCCTCCGGTCCCGCATAGGAGACATCATCGGGTATGTTTGGCACCAACAGAGGATTTTCGTCCATTCCATAAAATTTATTCATCATGTGGGGGGAACGGTTGAAATTCTCATCCAATAAGGCAACTCCTATGTAATTCTCCTTATTAAACCAAAAACTATTATTGGCCCACATGTATGGAAAGTCTGGTAAATTTTGATTAGGAACATTTGATGCAAGAGGTTTCATGGTTGCCCTCCATGCAACGAGGTGATACAACTCTTCTGCACCGTTCCATTCCAACAGTCTGTTGTTAACTTTGATTGAACTCCCATTGTATATCAACGTGTTTTTGGTTTCCGGAAAAAGTTGGTTTATCCGAGCGCTCAAATTTACGATATCCGTAACGTCAAGTCTTGTCATTTATAATTAACAAAAAAATGTTGTCACCAAAATTTTGGTGAAAACATTTCCCGATAAACCAAACATTAACTCATTTCAACATTTGAATTAAACAATTGTACATGCAATTGTGGAGGATATGCACACGTTTACATTCACATTGCCCATAAATATTTCCTATGTCTGTGCAAAATATTCCCAACAACATTTTCAAGGAAAGCAGAACAGCACAGTAGACAAAAAGAAGGTTTACGATGTTTTGATCGACCAATTCGAAAAACACCACCTTCTGATGGGCGATGAGAGCACACCAAAAAATATTCGCTTTTCTCGTGTGACAAAGGAACACATTATGCTCTTCCTCAAGGAAACAGAAAATGCCAAGCATTACGAGAACGTGAACATGATTTATTACACATTGACAGGAAACAAGGCCGACGATATTAGTCACCTTGAACACGACCTTCTTGAGGATTTTGACAAATTGGTAAATCTTTACGATAAAATATTCAAGAACATCAATAGGAAAAAGTTTATAAATATGCACATGGTCCTGTATGAACTACTAATGAGGCATAAACATCCATGCAAGAAGGAAGATTTTCCCGTTCTAAAAACAATAGACAGAAAAGAATTTTATGATGAGGTCACAAAAGTCCTGTTCGAATCGCTTGGGTGGAATTATGTCCCATTTTACTGACTTAAAACGACCCATTTTAGTAGAAAAAGATGATGGAGGAAAAATCTTCTAAAAAGGAGGCGATCAAGCTGAAACGGCTTACCGAGATGGATACTTTGTGGCATCCTGAGTCCACTCTTGTCTTCAAGTCGTCAAAGGAGAAGCGCGTTATCGGAAGATGGATTGACAAGCAATTTATCGAGCTTGATGACGATGCCCTTGAACTCACGGAAAAATGGGGTTTCAAGTATGACAAGGAACTTTACGATGAACTTTACAGGGAAGAAGAAATTGCCGATGATATCAACGGACAATCAGTGTGTGAAGAGAAGGGACAACTCGAAAATACCCCAACAGAAAATCCTATGAAACAAGAGGAGAAAAAAATAGAACATCAGTCTAAAATTCATACCGAAAACACTCCAAATTTTGTAAAATGCGACATGTCACATTCATCGAAATTGTGTGCCGATTCTTGTTCTGTTATTACAGAATCTTTGAAAGACATTATGTTTTCCAGTGAGAACTTTGTCAAAATCATTAACGAAAAACAAAAAGAAGTAGAAGAATTGTCAGAAAAACATGAGGAATTACAGAAAAAGTATAATTCCCTGAGGGAAAAGTTTGAAAAATTACGCGGAATCATGTCCATTTAACCACACGATTGTTTCAACTGCTAAAATGGAAACTTAGTATAAAAATTTATACCTAAAATATACCAAAATGGTATTGTTAAGGATTTCACACACGTCATGTATGAAATCAAATTTCAGTTTAACACCGTCTGGAAAAGATTTTAGAGTCATCGTAAATTCTAAACGACATCGACATTTTTTCTGTTGTTTTGATGGTTTACTGACTTAGAGGAATCAGTGAATTTATGAAAATGTCAAAATTATTTGAGAACAAACAATTAGTACATATAGCCTCAGAAGTAATGGTTCTGACGGGTGTCATTTTCTACATTTCACAGTCCAACAAAAAACTTATGACACACATAGAAGAATTAACACAACGTCTGGAGGAACAGGAAGACCTGATTAAAAAACACGAGAAAATTCTCGATCATTTTTTCCGTCAGACTAAACCATCACAACAACCACAGGTGAGAGAAGTCACAGCAAACAAAAAACAAAAACAACCGAAGAAGAAAGACACACCTGTCTGTAAGAAAAATAATCCTCCAGTTGAACAACCCGTCCAAGTCGCAAAATCACACACAAGCGGTGCATTTCCACAACGCACCACCGTAATACACATGTCAACCCCTTTTTCTGTTCCGCAAAATATACAGAGATCTCAGAAAATCAGATTTGTCGATCAGGATGAGGCAAAAATAACAGAGGAAGAGGATGATGAAAAGAACAAGGACATGGGTGGGAATAAAAATAAGGACAGAGACGAAGATGGTGAGGACACCACAGACGAAGAAGAGGAGGACGAGGAGGAGGAAGAGGAAAAACTTGACTCTGAGCTACACAGCGAACTTAAGGATTTGCTTGGCATTGATTCAGATGACAGCGAATAACAGACAAAATTGGTTCAATTTTTATACTCATTTGAGTATAAAATTATGTCGCCATAAATTATGAGGTAAGACCAAGACAAGCCAAAACCTTTTTCTGCATATCACTCAGACGACCAATATCAGCAACACCACTCGGTGTTTTAATTTTTCTCAAAACATCTTCAATGTCCTCCCTTGGGACCTCAGTTGTACGTCTGCGCTCCTCTGCCTCTTTCCCAACTGCGATTTTGCGGGCCTCTTCTTGAGCCTTTTTTGAGGCAAGTCTGTGTGCCTCCTGTTGCTCAGCACGTTTCTTTGCATCCACTTCTTCTTGAGCCTTTTTTGCTGCAAGTCTGTGTGCCTCCTGTTGCTCAGCACGTTTCTTTGCATCTGCTTCTTCTTGGGCCTTTTTTGCTGTAAGTCTGTGTGCCTCCTGTTGCTCAGCACGTTTCTTTGCATCCGCTTCTTCTTGGGCCTTTTTTGCTGTAAGTCTGTGTGCCTCCTGTTGCTCAGCACGTTTCTTTGCATCTGCTTCTTCTTGGGCCTTTTTTGTTGCAAGTTTCTCTTCCAAACGTGCTTTGTCTAGTTTTGATTTTTTTGCACTCTCCTCCTCCTCAAAACGTTTTAATATGTCAGCCGACCTTTTCATCTCATCATCTTTCCTCCTTTTCACATCTTCCATCCGTTTTCTCTCACTTTCACGTTTTCTCTCAAATTCGTTAACCGCGTCCCTCCTTCTTTTTTCCTCTTCCTCCACAAACGCCTGCCTCACCAATGCTTCAAACTCATGTCTTTCTAATTCCTCATCGCGTTTTTTGGCATCATACACACCCTTGAGTTTGGCATTTTCGTCTACTCTTCGCATTCTCTCTGGGCGTCTTTGTTCCTCAGCAACCCGTTTTCTCTCAAATTCATTGACTGCTTCCCTCCTTCTTTTTGCCTCTTCCTCCACAAACGCCTGCCTTGCCAATGATTCAAACTCCTGTCCTTCCAATTCCTCTTCGCGTTTTCTGGCATCATACATGCTTTTGAGTTTGGCATTTTCTTCCGTGCTCCTCATTTCCATATGTTTTCGCATTCCCTCTTTCTCTGAGTGTCTTTGTTCTGCTGTTCTACTACCAGATTCCACTCCCAATTCGGGAACGTGAATTTTATCAGGGATTTTTATTGTTTCTAAATCAAGCATGTCCACTTCCTCCCCACGTTCGGGCACATCAGCAAAAATATCCACTTCCTCCCCACGTTCGGGCACATCAGCAAAAATATCCACCTCCTCCCTGCGTTCTGGAACAAGTTTGTCGTATTTTTTTCTAAAGGCCTGAAGTGACGCAATGGTGCCGAAATATATTTTTCCATTAATTTTCATGTGCGCTAATCCCTTGGCTGAATCACGTCTGGATTCAATGGTTGAATCCTTTACACATAGACCAGAACCAAGCAATTCGTAGTTGCTGATGTCACATTGACGACCATCGGCACAATCCCTGTCGTAATCACAAGAATCATGACTCAATGAACAAAGATATTCAATTATGTCGGCCTTCTTTGTGGGTTTATTGTTTTGGAGACCTGCTTTGTCCATGTCCTTCAAAAGATCACGCACATTTTGTTTTGAAAGAGTCTTGAGGCACGAATCATAATGTGACAAACCATCTTCTTCAGACTCAACCTCCTCTTCCCTCATTGGTGGAAGTCCTCCACCAAGTTTGGTCATCAACTTGTCACACATTGCCTTCTTGGTCAATCCTTTTGTGTCAATTCCAAAATTTTCAGAAAGTTTTTGAATTTCACCCCTGTCAAAACCTCCCCTTGATGGAACTTGGTTGCAATTACGAAGATCAGTGGGAACCCTCCTTGATGGAGATACACCTCTTGGTGATTTCGGTGATTTCGGTGGTGAGATTGATCTCTTGGGTTTTGGTTCAAAGGGATCAAATTCCGTTTCCGTTTCCGCTTCCGCTTCCGGTTGCGCCTTTTTCAGCAGCTCATTGCAGATTTCCTTCTTGGTCATGCGTTTGGGATCGATACCGTTTTCACGAGCGATCTTGCGCACCTTATCTATACTATATCCTCCCTTTGATGGTGGTTCGTTACAGTTTGTTAGGACCGACGGAATTCTGGTGGGGACTGCAGATCGTGCCCGTGAACGCATGCGAGGTGGTGATGGTGTTCGCGACCGTGAACGCATATGAGAGCGCGATCTCTCCTTTATAATTTTGTCACCAATACTGAATTTTCCAGCGATAATTTTTTCACACAACTCCTTCTTTTTCATGCCCTTGGGATCAATACCAATTTCCTTCGCAATTTTTTGGAGATCCTTGATGGAAAATCCTCCCCTTGACGGGACAGAATTGCATTGTTCCTCTGAACGCGGCATTTCAACAGATGGAACCACTGGAATCTTTTTTTCCTTTCGTCTCTGTAATTCCCTCTTCAGGGCCTCATAAACTGAATCGACAAGTTCATCCTTATTCGCACTCCTGAATTTTGTATATCCAGTGAGCCCCAAATCTTGAGCAATGCCCTTCAGTTCGGCGAGGCTTTTCCTTGATAATATTGTTTTTGGTGATGACATTTATTCTATGTATTTATTTTTTTATTTTGTATCATTTAGATAATCAAATTTACCCAAATTGATCACACGAAAATAACAATGGTTGCAAAATGTTTCTGTTTTACAGAAACATTTCGTTGTCATTCACTAAAATTCCACGATAAATTGTTCAGAAAAATTGTAGACGTTGTTTTTCAACTTTCCTTTCTGATTGCTGACAATTCTTGTTCCCATGGGAGAAACCATGTCACAGTTGATGTGAGTGTGACCGTATATCCACAACTTGACCAAATTTTTGTCCATCAAATGTGACAGATCTGTCATGTAAAACGACTCAAGTTCATTATTTTCCTCATACCCATGTTCCTCTGTCAGCTTGATGTATTTGTGTGGACAGTAATGGGTGACCATCACCAAATCGTGCCCTTTTTCCTTACAATACCCCATGGTGTCATTAATAAAGACGAGATCAGCTTCAAATTTTTCTCTATACTTCTCTAAATCCATTCCATGTAGTCTTGTGTAAAAACTTGGCATCGCGACATCTGGGTTACTCCAAAGAGTGCATCCAGATATGCAGATATTTCCCATGATGACACTACTTCTGTCTAAAATTATCAGGTTGGGGATCAATATCGACAGGTTGTGAATCATGTGGTTCATAAATTCCATCGGTATGCGTCGCGTCGTGTTTGGAACATAATAGTACTCATGGTTTCCAATAACATAGAGGACCATTTTAAACTCTGGGCACAATTTTTTGAAAAAATTTCTCAACTGGCTATACCTGTAGCATGAACCTATGTCACCAGACAGTATCAAAATTTCAGCCGACGGTGTTATGTAATCGAAGGGGTCCACATCTTTTTCATTTTTGTATTCTATGTGAAGATCCGAGGCTATTTGTACTTTCATATTATTTTTCGGTGTAACTTAATCAGCAATGGCTAAATTTTAGATAGACGTAGGGACCCCTGCATCAGGAATGTCGTCAAAATCAACATTTGGCCCACGCATCTTGCGTTTATTTTTCTCTGCCTGTGTCGAAACCTTTGGAGTATTCATTCCATTCACAATAGCTTGAATGTTTATACCTGATTTCTTCATAATCATCTTGGACACGATGAAAAACACGGCATTCATTAAAATCAGAAACAACAGCCTTAACTCCACAGGCCATTTTGAACTTCCGTCTGGAACATACGACTTTTCTCCAAGTTCTATGAGAAATTTTTCATACGAGCACATATTGACCACCTGTTGTTGCGTGAACCCAACCATATCAAAGCCCAAAAAATTTCCCAAAACATATTCACACACCATAAACCCCATCGTCATATATGTCTTGTACTGACTGACCGTAGAATCGAGGGACAAAGTTCTGACGACATTTTCATATGTTTTGCGCATATCATCGTGGTCAGAATGAATGCTGAACTCAGGTATGGTGGCCATTGGATACGACCTTTTTAACAACTCAAATTTGAACAACATTTCGCGCTTCATGTCTATCTCACTGCGCTCTTCCTGTGTCACATGGTTTACATCGCGCAATTCTTTCTTAAACTGGTATCCCCCTCTGGTTTCCAATTCGGCAAGAGTTGGCGCGACACGTTCACTGTCCCTGTTTTGTGCAGGAATTATTTTGGGCTCATATCTTTCGACTCCTCCTTTGTTCGAAATATCATCGTCGTCTAAAAGTTCCTTTAACCGAGCAGACAGACTGCTTTTGCTTGACGCGTTAGAAATTGAATCGGAATCCCGTTTGTGATGTTTATCATCACTGTCATCATCACTGTGGTGATCTCTGTCCCTGTGGTGATCTCTGTCCCTGTGGTGATCTCTGTCCCTGTGGTGATCTCTGTCCCTGTGGTGATCTCTGTCCCTGTGGTGATCTCTGTCCCTGTGGTGATCTCTGTCCCTGTGGTGATCTCTGTCCC